TGAAATACGCGAAGTATATTCCAGAACTAAAAAGAAGAGAAACTTGGCAAGAATTAGTTTCACGAAACATGGAAATGCATATCAAGCATTACCCTACATTAGAAAAAGAAATTCGTGAGAATTACATGTACGTTTTTAAAAAACAAGTATTACCTTCAATGAGGTCAATGCAATTTGCAGGAAAACCAATTGAAATCTCACCAAACAGAATTTATAACTGTGCCTTCGCACCGATTGATGATTGGAGAGTATTCTCTGAAATCATGTTCTTACTTTTAGGTGGAACAGGTGTTGGTTATTCAGTACAAAAGCACCACGTTGATGCTTTACCTGAAGTTAGAAAACCATCAAAAGAAAGAGGTAGAAGATGGTTAGTTGCTGACTCAATTGAAGGATGGGCTGACGCTGTTAAAGTGTTGATGAAATCATATTTTTTCGGTGGCTCACATATCCAATTCGACTTCAGAGACATTAGACCAAAAGGAGCAAGACTTATCACTTCAGGGGGTAAAGCTCCTGGACCACAACCATTGAAAGAATGTTTAATTAAAGTCGAAGGAATCTTAGATTCAAAACAAAATGGTGAAAGATTAAAACCAATTGAAGTACATGATATCGTTTGTCATATTGCAGATGCAGTATTGGCTGGTGGTATCAGAAGAGCGGCTCTTATTTCATTATTCTCGGCAACTGACGAAGAAATGATTGGATGTAAGAGTAGTGCTTGGTGGGAAACAAATCCACAAAGAGGTAGAGCTAATAACTCTGCAGTTTTGATGAGACACAAAATTACCAAAGACTACTTCATGGACTTATGGAAAAGAATTGAAGCAAGTGGAGCAGGAGAACCTGGTATCTACTTAAGTAACGATAAAGATTGGGGAACTAACCCTTGTTGTGAAATTGCTTTAAGACCATTCCAATTCTGTAATTTAACTGAGGTTAACGTATCTAACGTTGTATCTCAAGAAGATTATGAAGATAGAGTTAGAGCAGCGTCTTTCATCGGAACATTACAAGCGGGATATACAAACTTCCACTACCTAAGACCAATTTGGCAAAGAACAACTGAGAAAGACGCGTTGATTGGAATATCAATGACAGGTATTGGTTCAGGAGCTGTTTTAGGTTTAAATATGAAATCAGCCGCTAAGGTTGTTAAAGAAGAAAACAAAAGAGTTGCTGAATTATTACACATTAACCCAGCAGCAAGAACAACAACAGTTAAACCTGCGGGAACAACATCATTAACATTAGGTACATCTTCAGGTATCCACGCTTGGCATAATGATTACTATGTTAGAAGAGTTAGAGTTGGTAAGAATGAAGCAATTTATTCACACTTGAAAAACAATCATCCTGAATTAGTTGAAGATGAATATTTCAGACCACACGATACAGCAGTTATTGGAATACCACAAAAGTCTCCTGAAGGGTCAATCTTAAGAAACGAATCACCAATTCAATTATTAGAAAGAGTGAAGAAAGTTCAACAAGAATGGATTAAACCAGGTCACAGAAGTGGTTCAAATGCTCATAACGTATCTGCAACTATTTCAATTAGAGAACATGAATGGCCTGCAGTTGGTGAATGGATGTGGGAAAATAAAGAAGCATACAATGGTTTATCAGTTTTACCTTATGATGGTGGCAGTTACATTCAAGCACCTTTTACTGATTGTAGTAAAGAGGAGTATGAAAAATTGATGACAACTTTAAATGACGTTGATTTATCAAAAATTGTTGAGATGGATGATGATACAGATTTAAGTGGTGAAGTTGCTTGTGCTGGTGGAGCTTGTGAAGTAACATTAGTATAAGATGGAAAAACAAAATATTAAAAGGGAGAAGCCAAAACTTCTCCCTTCTTATTTTTATGAAGAAAACGGTAGAACAGTATTTACCGAAGATTATCATATTGAAAGAGGATATTGTTGTGGTAATGGATGTAGACATTGTCCTTTTGAACCAAAAGCTCAAAAAGGTAACACTTTAATAAAAAAATAATCCAAGTATATTTATTGTCATATGGCAGATGGAGTTACATATGGAATAAATTTCCCCTTTAGAAATTCAACTCAAGGGGATTATTTAGAACTTACTGAATTAGAATCGCAAGAAATTAAAGCGGATTTAATTCATCTTTTATTGACAAGAAAAGGTTCAAGATATTTTTTACCAAGTTTTGGTACAAGGTTATATGAATTTATTTTTGAACCTTTTGATGGATTAACATTTAATGCTATTGAATCTGATATTAGAGATGCTGTGGGACAATTTATGCCAAACTTACTTTTGAATAATATTACAATTGCACCACTCGACCCACAGGAAGAATTTGATTTAGATACAAATCAAGCAGCAGTTGGAACATCACAATCGTCTATATACAGGTTCCCTGGTAAAGGAACGGCAGAATATACCGCTAAAATTCAAATAGATTATTCTAATAATAAAAACACATTTGGTCAGAGTGATTTTGTTATTATCAATATTTAATAATAATGGCTAATCGTAAAATATCATATACAACTAGAGATTTTCAGGGAATAAGAACTGAACTTCTAAATTACGTAAAAACGTATTATCCTGAATTAATTCAAGATTTTAACGACGCTTCAGTATTCTCAGTTTTTATTGACTTGAATGCTGCAGTAGCAGATAACCTTAACTATCAAATTGATAGAAGTGTTCAAGAGACAGTTTTACAATATGCACAACAAAGGTCGTCTATCTATAACATCGCCAGAACTTATGGTCTAAAACTTCCTGGACAAAGACCATCAGTAGCACTTGTTGATTTTTCTATTACGGTTCCAGCATATGGAGATAAAGAAGATGAAAGATACCTTGGAATTTTAACAAGAGGTTCTCAAATTACAGGAGCGGGAATTGTTTTTGAAAACATTTATGACATTGATTTTTCATCACCATATAATGCTCAAGGATTTCCAAACAGATTAAAAATACCTAATTTCAATGCTAATAATGTTTTAGTAAATTACACTATTACAAAAAGAGAATTGGTTGTTAATGGTATTACTAAGGTATTCAAAAAAGTTATATCGCCAAATGATGTGGTGCCATTTTTTGAATTGTTCTTACCTGAAAAAAATGTATTAGGTATTACAAGTGTATTATTAAAAAGTGGAACTGAATATACTAATATCCCGAGTGCTGCGGAATTCTTAGGTGTGGCAAACAGATGGTATGAAGTAGACGCTTTAGCCGAAGACAGAGTTTTTGTTGAAGACCCAACAAAAGTATCCGACCAACCTGGAATTAAAGTCGGAAGATATATTCAAACTTCAACTAGATTTATTAGTGAATACACATCAGAAGGATTTAAAAAAATGACATTTGGTGGAGGAACAAATACAGCCCAAGACGCTTTAGACCAATTCACAACGGTGGGTACAACTTTAGAATTACAAAGATATTCGAATAACTTTTCATTAGGTTCAACATTAACACCTAATTCAACATTATTTATTCAATATAGAGTTGGTGGAGGTCTGGCAACAAATTTAGGTACCAATGTTATTAACCAAATTGGTACTGTATCTTTTTATGTTAATGGTCCCTCAGAATCAACAAACTCATCAGTTGTTAACTCATTAAGAGCAAATAACGTAACCGCGGCTGTAGGTGGAGCAGGAGTTCCTTCATTAGAAGAAATTAGAAATTATGTTTCTTTTAACTTCTCAGCACAAAAAAGAGCGGTTACAGTTCAAGACTATGAGTCTATTATAAGAAACATGCCATCCCAATTTGGAGCACCAGCTAAGGTATCAGTTACTGAAAATGATAACAAGATATTAATTCAATTATTATCTTATGATACATCAGGAAAATTAACAAATATTGTTTCAAACACTTTAAGACAAAATGTTGCAAATTATTTATCTAACTATAGAATGATGAATGATTATATCTCGATATTAACTGCTGAAGTTATTGATTTAAGTGTTGAAGTTGCAATTGTTTTGGACTCAGCTCAAAATTCAGGACAAATAATTTCAAATGTAATTGATAAGGTCTCAACATATTTTGACCCTCAGGTTAGACAACTTGGTCAAAATGTATATCTTTCAGAATTGAGTAGTATTATTAA